GATTAAACCAGGACACATCAGTGGTGATAATACACACAATGTTAGTGCTACAATTAGCATCAAACAAGATGAATGGTCTAATGTAGGTGAATGGATGTGGCAAAATAGAGAGGTGTACAATGGCCTAAGTGTTTTGCCCTATTGGGAACACACTTACAAACAAAGTCCTTTCGAAGACATTACAGAAGAAGAATATAACAAACGCATAGCCACACTACACACTCTCGATCTCACCAAGGTGACAGAACTTGATGATACAGTGGACTTTGGTGCTATACAAGCTTGTGCAGGAGGTGCATGTGAGGTGAACATATAGTTTTGTTTTGTGATTAATGACGGCCTGATATTTCTATATCGGGCCTTTTTTTTTAATTTTCCTTGGAAAAAGCGTGGATAAATCGTATATTTGTAACAACAAAAATCAAAAAAATGGCAAAAGCAAAAGAAGCTAGCAGTAGTAGTAAATTACAAGAAGCCCTTGATAAGCTTGAAAAGACTTATGGCTTGGGTACAGTGCTTGCATTAGATAGCAAGACAGGAGGTGATTATGATGTAATTAGTTCAGGATCAATTGGTTTTGACTATGTTACACTTGGTGTTGGAGGATTTGTAAAAGGTAGAATGTATGAGCTCATGGGCTGGGAGGGCACAGGTAAATCAACCATCTGTGGTCATGCAGCAGCTGAGTGTCAGAAAGCAGGAGGAACAGTGGTGTACATTGATGGTGAGCATGCTGTGGATAAGAAGTATTTCCAAGCTCTTGGTGTAGACACAACAAAGATGTTGATTGCTCAGCCAGCTTGTGGTGAGGAAGGATTTAACATTGCAATGGAACTCATCAACAGTGGAGAAGTAGATTTGATCATTATAGATTCAGACTCATCATTGATTCCTAAGAAGGTGTTAGATGGTGAGGTGGGTGATAGTGCTATTGGTAAGAAAGCTGTTCTAAATAGCAATGCCTATCCCAAGCTGAAAACAGCTGCAGCAAATAACAATGTATGTGTTGTAGTAATTAGTCAATATCGCGAAAAAATAGGCGTAATGTTTGGAAATCCCACCACTACACAGGGTGGACATGCACTAAAATTCTACTCAGATGTACGCATTGAGGTGAGCAGAAGCTTAGCAAAAGAAGGTGACACCACTTATGGTAATTTGACAAAGGTGAAAGCCACCAAGAATAAGATGTGTCCTCCTTACAGACTCTCTACTTTTGAGATAGTGTATGGTGAAGGTATTGACAAGCTTCAAGAGGTGCTAGACCTGGGTAATGAGTATGAGGTGTTGAAGAAGTGGGGTAAGACCATCACCTTCAATGAAACTAAATATGACCTAGAGGAGTTTAGCAATATGCTTAAAGACAACGATGAGTTTTATGCTGAAATTAGAGATGCTATTGTAAACAAAATTAAAACCGCTGAGCATGAGCCTGCAAGTGAAATTTAGAAAACTTAGCACATCCACCAAGCTCCCTGTAAAAGGGAGTTTGGATGCTGCTTGCTTTGATGTGTATGCTAATTCCATCACATTCAAGGATGGTAAAGCCATCTATGGTCTAGGATTTGCTACAGAGATACCTAAAGGATATAGAGGTGTGATTGCTCCCAGGAGCAGTCTATCCAAGCATCCTTGGGTGATGGCTAATTCTATAGGTATTATAGATGGTGACTATCGTGGTGAGTGGATGATGGTGTTAGCTCCTCTTAATGGAGATATTACAACATCAGCTCTTCCTTATGGTGTGGGAGAAAGATGTTGTCAAATCTATTTTGAGCCTGTTTTAGATGTTGAATTTATACAAACCAAAGACCTGGAAGACACAAACCGAGGAACAGGCGGTTTTGGGTCTACAGGAACAAATTAAATTAAACTATGACTACACAAGAACTGATGAAGGTGAAAGAGTACCAACGTGATTTTGAAGAAAAATTTGGTAAAAAGTTGTACATTAGCTGGGCTGAAATGAAAGGTGTTCTTCCTAGAATAGCCATCGCTGAGATGTATGAAGAACCTGAAACCATAAATGAGGTGACACCAGAAGAGATTCTTGATGAGATAGTGATGAAACATGGTACAACCGTGGAAGCTATTAGAGACAGATCTAGGAGAGTGAACGCTGAGATGAAGGAAAGAGAAAGAAATGCTCTGATTGAGTTTTCTAGAATTATTGTCAAAAATAGAATTAAAAGAGGGTATGCTGCAAAGCTCATCAACAGAGACAGAACTCTGCTCTATCATTTTGCAAAACTAGATTATGCCTAAGCAATGTAAGTCTTGTGGAAGGCAATGTGAAGGAGACTATTGTTTTGCTCATAAACCTAAAAAACCTCTACCAACCAGTAGAATTTCTGTAAAAAAGCAGCAAAATGATCGGAAAAGCTCCGATTTGCATGAATTTTTCCTGAAATTATGGAAGAAATTCCCACATTATTCTATGGTTAGTGGAAAATACTTAGGAAAAGAGCCTCTGTCAGTGTTCTTTCATCACGTCCTTCCTAAAGAAAAATACCCACAAGCAGCTGAGGATGAGGAAAATATCATACTTTTGACCCTCGAAGAGCATGACCAAGTGGAGATGGATATGTACAGATATGAAGAGGTAAACGACAGACGTAAATATTTAAAAATCAAATACAATTTATGACCCAATTTATCTACACCAGAACAGATGAAGCTGGTAAACAAGCCAAGGCTAGTTTCAACATCAACAAGGTGATAAGATCCCTTACACAGGAGGATGGTACAGTGCTTGTGTTGTTAGATGACATACATGAGCGTTCTCATGATGTTCAACAGATTGATGTAAAAACTAACAAATTCAAAGGAATTAAGCGTCAGAGAGATGTGTTTCAAAGCGAAATCATCCTGTCTGAAGAAGATGGAAACAGATTCTTTAACCTATTAAATGCTGAGAAATAATGGAATTCAAAAAGCTTTTGGGAAACCGCATCTATGTAGAGCTTCCTAAGAAAGAAGAAAGCAAACTGGTGGTTGATGAGAACACCAAAGAGGCTCTCCAAAGAGAGATGCTCAAAAAGATGTCCAAACTTACGGTGTATGCTGTAGGGGACATGGTAACCAATGTTGCTGTAGGGGATGTGATTCTAGTAGACCCAACATCTCTGTCTAAGTCACATGTAATTCCTCTCAGTGATGAGAAGGATGTATTGTTAATCTCTCCATTTGATGTCATTCATGTCTGGTGATAATCTACCTTTCATATCCTGTAAGATGATCACTTATGGGAGGGTGAATATGTTGGAGGAATCACTTCATAGCTTCCTCCAACAAGATTATCCCTCTGACAAGTGTGAGCTGATAATCGTGAATGACTATCCCCTGCAAACATTAAAGTTTGATCACCCACAAGTGAAGATTTACAACTTAAATCAAACATTTACAACTATTGGAGCAAAGGAAAACTTTGCTACAGAGCTGTGTGATGGTGATATTATATGCCAGTGGGATGATGATGATGTAGCTCTGCCTAACCATCTACAAAATGTAGCCAAACTGTTTACAGATGATGTAAACATTCTACATTGGAAAACAGGTGTATATTATAATGAGCCTAGCATTACAGATGTTACATGGATAGGTAACTCTGGTATTGTATTTAGAAAGTCAGCCTGGAAAGCTATTGGTGGTCACCCCATTGAAAACGCTGGATATGATATGACATTCATAGAACGTTTACATAAACACGGAGGAAGACTATTTGCTGAGCTTCCTAAAGAAGAAGCTAGCTGGTTTTACATGTGGGGAGGACGTGGCTATCACATGTCTGGTCAGGGGCATGACAAACCTGGCTCACCAAATGTCATACAAAGACATAGTGCACATGTGGAAAATCTAAGAATGCTTGGAAAAATTCCAACGGGAGATATTTATCTACAGCCTCATTGGAAACATGATTATAATGTAAAGCTCAAAGACTATTTGAGCGCGTTGTAAGTGGATATAACATCCTCAGTCATCTTAGCCTCATTAAAGAAAGAATACGCCTTCTCCCAGAGATTATAGTCTGGAGCTAGATGAGCTTTCTTATCTGGATTAGTTAAAATATATTCTATTGCCGAGTGATGACAGAGCACATTACCAGCATCTATATAGCAGTAGACAGGATGTGGTAGCTCCTTGAGCCTTAGTTTCTTATCTTTTTCCACCTGTTTACCTATCACCATTCCTTTGTAATCAAGCTCTTCCATCTGTTTGTACAATTTGTACATGTTGGGATGGAAAAGTGTGTCATCATCAAGAAGATGAAAATACCCATCATTCACCTTAGATAGGGCAAAGTTTCTCTTTGCAACAGGATCGCTGTCTGCACAATTTACATCATACACCTTCACTCTACCATCCTCAAAAGGTGGTTTATATGGTCTATGTGCACTCTTACCCATATGCCACACTATGTCTGGATAGTTGGTGATGGACTCATAAATCTTTTCAACGTTCTGAAATCTATATAGTGGTGTAACTAAGTGTAACATTAGAAAGGATTTGCATTCTTTAAGCTTTCATAAAGAGGATGTGTTTGTATCATTAATTTACCATACACCTCCCTATCAATGTTTATCTTGTTTGTTTCTTTATATCTCCACATCACTTTCTCATATATCTCTGAGCTTCTTCTATTGTTCTCTATCATAAAATCTTTACAAACCTTTCCTATATCTACTAAATAAATATTTCCATCTATTGTATGTCTGTGAGGTTTGTTGTGTCTGCCGTGATCCCATTTAAAATCTTTCTTGAGAATGCACACCTTGGAATACCAGAATGTATCAAACACGCATGTGTTTCTTTGTTCTATAACATTTTTTGTAAAATCTAAAGACGGCTCATCTTTGGTTTGTATTATTTGCACTCCCTGAGGAATAATGTATTCAAAGTCTTTATTCAATATATAATTTCTCAGATCTGGGTGATATATACGCTCATCCATATCTGCATACACTACAATATATCCCTGGTTTAGAAAGTTAGTCTTTATTCTGTTTTGATTACCAACATTGTGTCCTTCTCCAAAGGTCATGATGTTATATTTCTCAATGTTGGATGGTCCAAATCCTTTTGAGAACAGATAGTTTTTTATCTCATCATGGTTCTTTTCATGCACCATGAAATAAAACTCCTCATCCAGAAACCATTTCTTGTAATAAGTTATAAAGTTGTCTGAGAAATAGTTTATTCTATCTATGGCTGTAATGAGTCTAAACTTCCTGTCCTCCATAAATTTTAAACTTGGATAGGTTTGGATAGGGAAGTTCTAGATCTTCGTTGTGTTTAGGCGTACCATCCATGTTGTAGAACTGCTTAATCAACAAGAGTCCTCTTGTAGCTATCTCAGGCATCATATAAAAGTTCCATCCCAGCATATCAAACTCATCTTCGTGATAGGAGCATTCATTTCTTCCAGAGAACCTGGCACGCTTGAACCATCTATAAGCCTGCTCATCATCTGTAAGAATAGCCCCTCCCTTTGACAGCTTCAGATGTTTGTAAGGACCTGTAAAGCTTACACACATGTGCGTTCCAGGGATGTACATATTGGCTGTAAATCTTAGGGCTGAGTCCCACACCCTTGTAGGAGCTAGTTGGTAAGCTCCTTTGATTGTTGTTCCTTCTACAGGAAGCCACTTAACAATAGCTCCAGCATGTATGATTTCACATGGAACAGAGGGATATGTACGACAAGGAATGGATATTTCCATCCCCTTAACATTCTCATACATAAGAGCTAGAAACAGAGCATTGCTCTGATTATCTACAGAAACAGCATATTTAGCCCCTGTATAGTCACAAAGAGCCTGTTCAAACTGTTCTGTTATTTTGTATATACCTTCAGCCATTTTCTCTCATTGGTTTACAAGGGTTACCATATGCCACTACATTATCAGGAATATCTCTTACAACAACAGACCCAGCTCCCACAATTGAGTTTTTTCCAATGGTTATACCGTTACTAACTGTAGCTCCTATTCCTATCAATGTTCCTCTTCCAACATGCACATGTCCTGCTAAGTTAGCCCCTGGATTGATGCTAACAAAATCTTCTAGAACAGTGTGATGGTTTACAGAGGCTCGATTGCTTATATTCGCAAAATTTCCTATTTGTGCATGAGCTCCAATAGTGGCGAAGTTGTTGATTAACAAGCCTTTACCAAGGTTTGCTGTAGAAGATATAAAGGTGTTCTTGTTGATGATATTGACAAATTCTAAATCAGAAACATCAAACCCATTAAGCACCTTCAGCTTTGTATAAGCATTAGCCACTCCCAGTGCAACAGGTGTTGTTCTGTCTGTAAGTTCTTTTACAATAGTGTATTTGAACTTAGGGTTGTCAAATGTATGCTCTATAGGTAGTTCTAGGTTGTTTACAATAATTAGCTCTGGGAACATGTTACAGCTCTCCAGATTGTCTATTATCATGGTGATAGCAGCATCACTCTTTCCCAGAATGGTTAATTTTGTTAGCATATCCGAGGGTTTTAAATTCTTCAGGAGTCATCACTTCCAGGTCTAGATCAAACAGCATTCTGTGCATCCTCTGCAAGAGTTTACCGTTTGTAGCCAGCATCTTGTCCTTGTAATATAGGTTATCTTCCAATCCTACACGTACACCATCTGCATACAACAACCCTAGCATGTTAGCTTTTAGCTGGTCTTTTCCTATACCACCTATGCACATCACGCTATTTTTTGGCTTGTTAACAAGTACACTAGCTACACTGGCTACATCAGCCTGTGCATTATACAGGTTCCCAAGAATGACATTGATGTAATGTGGACCCTTGAGAATGCCCTTATTAATCAAGTAGTTAGTGTAGTTTAGCATACCACTATCAAAGCACTCAATCTCTGGAATAACCCCATATTCATCCATCTTCTCTATGAGCTTAATGATCATGTCAGGCTCATTGACAGAAGCAGCTTTTGGGAAGTTGATTGATGACATAGTGAGACTTCCCATATCAGGCATGAGCTCAAGAACAGCTGAGCGTTTCTCAAACTCAGGGAAGTGTCTGCCTGTTAGAGACACACAAATAGAGAGCCCTGGGCAGTGCTTACGCACACCCTCAATGATCTTCTGATAGATGTCAGGTCTCCAAGTGTTTTGGAAATCCTCATCTCTAGCATGAAGATGGGTCACAGATATGCCCAGCTCAAAAGCAAAATGCACCTCCTCCACAATTTCTGATGGGGAAAGAGGTGCATTTGAATTTAGTCTTGTAGGCTGGGTTCCTGTGGGAGTGAAGTTAATAATTCTCTTCTTTCCCGTCATTTGGATAGCCTCTTTTGTTTTAGAGGCCACATCTTGCTCTTTAATCTGAGCTTTGTGTCAGCCTCTTTCATATAATTAGCGTTCGGACGAGGGTTGTGCACCTTTGGTGCTTTCTTTGGTTTGCCTGCTTTCATGTTGTATTATTTAGCAACCATATTTACATCTACCACCACCCATCATCTTCTTGGGAGCCTTCTTTCCTCCATTCTTCATAACAGGCTTTGCCATTCCTCCACCCATCATTTTCTTCTTTGGAGCCTTACCAGCTTTCTTCATAGCAATAGCTACAGCAGCTTGTTTCTTCATAGCAACAGTTCCTTTCTTGGCTGTCTTAGGAAGAACACCTTTGCCAATCAAGATATCCTTTTGTGTCACCTTACCATCTTTGTTCAAATCAGGGAAACTTCCACCTTTTTTCATCATTCTACCTTCAGCTTTTGATGTGCCAGACAAAAGTCCTTTCAGAGTTCTTCTCTCTGTCACTGTGGGTTTTTGACTAGATTGACCAGGTTTATATTTAAATTTCATAGTGTAATCACCATCACCAGATTTATATTTATATTTAGTACCAGAAGAAGTTGTTTTTTTCTTAACAAGACTGTATCCATCTTCTGCTTTTTTCAATTTAGTTCCACCTTTAGCGTATGCTGTGTAACTATCTGAAACTTTTTTCATCTTTGCCATTTTTATTTAAATTTTAAATGTTAACAATTCCATTTTCTCAATGACTTATTGATTCTGCTATTTGGATCATTAGCAGTTTTTGCTGATGTACGACTTCTCTTCATACCTGACATTCGGGCACAGAATGACTTTCTACGTTTAGCATCCTTGCTACCAGGCTTCAGTTTAGAAGGCTTAGTGGTGACAGCTGTCTGAAGCTTGCTTCCAGGATTAGCACGTCTGTAACTTGCTACACCCTTCTTATTCAAGCCACCCTTAGGATCTTTACCCTCAGCTCTTTGCCAAGCTGGTGTCTTACCACCATTCTTCATAATCTTTTTAGCACGAGGAGCACCAGTGAGAAAACCTTTCAAGGTTCTTCTTACCCTTATAGAAGCAACATTTCCTTCAGGTCCTTTGGGATCTGTCTTAATCTTGGTAAGGTAGTCTCCGCTATCTTCTCCAAGCTTAACTTTCTTAAGCTTAACGTTTTTTCCTGGTTGTGCTTTTGGAATCCTTGCCATTTTTCTTCTTTTTATAATAATCAGGATTGTCTTTGTGCCATTTTCTAACAGAAGCTACGCCCTGTTTAACTGTCTTAGCCTTGGCTTTCTTGGTGAGATTGATCTTATCCCACTTACCAGCAGGAATACCAGCTGTGTGGTCTACAACAATATCACCTTTCTTATTCTTAAACACCTTGTGTGTCTGCCCTCCAACCTTCACAACTGTTCCACCCTTCTTGAGGGTAGAGCCCTTAAACTCTCCCTTCTTCTTAATAAGAGGACCATTTGGAACAGGGGTGAAAGACCCCCTTATAGCAGGAATGGTGTCCCCATATTTGAGAACACCTTTCCCCACATAAGCTTCTGCTTTCTGTGGATTCCATGGACCAGCTTTCTTAATTCTGGGCATTATTTTTTCTTCATCTTCTTGAGCGTCTGAGCAAGACGAGCTCTTTGACCAAGCTTACCAGGAGCTTTAGCAGCCTTAGCTAGCTTAGCAGCAGGAATGGGTTTACCAGGTTTAGCACCAAGTTGAGCACGCAGAGCTCCAGGTTTTTTGATAGCCTTTTGAATCCATTTACCACCCTTGGCTTTAGCTACAGTGGAACCTTTCTTAGCCATCTTAGTAGCACCAAGTTGCTTATTAGGAGTGAGACTCACCTTTGTTTTAACATCACGAGGAGGCAAGTTCATTTCTTGCACCTTAGTCCAAGCACCCTTGGGATCAACAGGTCCTACACGTTTGTTAGGAGCTTTCAGACCAGCCTGTGCTTTTTTAACAATAATCTTTTTCATGTTTATTTACCTTTAGCTTTTATTCTACGTTCTTGTTTAAGCATGGCAGCTGTGGGCTTTTTACCAGGCTTACCAGCAGCTTTGTTACGTTTTGCAGCAGCACGAATATTATCCCAAAGTCCGCGTGGTGAAACAGATCCATCAGCTCTTTTCATCATCTGCTTACCACCAGTCTTCATTTTCTTCTTTGGAGCTGATGTTTTCTTAGAAGCTTCCCACTCAGCTCTAGCTTTGGGATTCATGGGTGGAACATACTCCATCAGATTTTTGGTAGACTCTTTTCTGCGTTTTAATTCAGCAGCAGCAGCTCTACCTTTAAGAGTGTCTCCAGATTGACCCATTACACCTGTTTTTTTAGTAATGGCTGGACCAGAGTTTTGATACTTTTTAATGTGTCTCATTATTCAGGGGTTTGTGCTTCTTCAGCTTCTTTTACAATTCCATTCTCTACAGCTCTAGCGAGCGTACCTTCAATAATTTCTGTAGCTTGTGCAGCCAACAGAATTCTAGCAGCTTCAGGGGTGCTTACCACTGCTCTTAAGGTGTTGAGGATGAGTCCAAACTCAGATCCAGAGAGAATAAAAGAATCTTCTTGAGCCCAAGTGTATTTTTTGTTGGGATCATAGGTGATTTTGTTTGCCATGTTGTAATTGATTTTAATTTGAAAACAAAGATAAGGGAAAATAATTTAATTTTCCAAATTTATTTACAGCTCTATTGAGAACACCAAAGCTCCAGAGGTTTTAATGCTCTTGGAAAGGATGAGCTTGATTTGCAACATGTTATGGAATTTGAGCAGCTCTTCAAGAAGCATTTCTGTGTACATTGGGAGGCTGGGGGCTAGCCTGAAATGGTAGGAGTGGGGATTCTTAGTTATCTCCAGCGTGGCTAGCTCATCCACTGCCTCTAATATTGCACAAAGGTGATTAAAGTAGGCAGACTCATTGTCCTGCATTACTTCAGGAAAGAATTTTTTATTGATAAGCATTGTAATATCTGAAAGATGTATTATTTCTTGTTCTTCCGTTAAGTTTGTTTACCAAAACACCCTTGTTTATACCACTTTCAACTTCTGCTTCTCTCACAGAATTGAATATCCTATTAGTTTCTAAGTTAATGACTTTCAATGAGTTATGAGAAGATTTTCCAAACATTGCATTTTTCTTACCAACCTTACTACCTCTTATTTTTTCTTTAGTTTCTTCAGAAAATACTCTACCAGAAGAAGCTTTTTTTATCTTTTCTATAGTATCGGTAGATAATTTTTTTCCAAGATTAGCTTCTCTAAGTTTCTCTCTTGTTTCTAAAGAAATAGTCTTTCCTTTATGCTTCTCTCCTATCTTTCTTTTAGTTTCTTCGCTTAGTTTGTAGTTATTTCTTATTCTAGTTTCTAACATCTTTTGTACTGACTCTATATCTATCTTTCTTCCTGTCAACGATTTTCTCATTTTTTCAATAGTCTCTGGAGAAAGTTTACCATTACTACCAGCACTTCTTACATTCATTGTTAAAAACCCGCAATCTTTATGTTGCTGAAGATAAAAATCCTCATATAAATTCAGGGTCAATTGATCTGTGTCTTCTGGTAATTCATGTACAATTTCAATTACATGATTATCATATCCATGTTTAACAAGTGAGTTATACAACTTAACCTGACTTTTACAGGCTTTTCTCTTGTATACACTTTTTCTCTTGACCCAATCCCAAGACTGCCCCACATAGATTTTACCAGTGGGTGATGTAATTTTATAAATTACAGGCATTAGGAAAGAGTTAGCAAGTAGCGTACTTTAGCTGCCTCTCCACTCAGAGAATCAGCCAGATTAGCAATGTCATGGTAACCATTGCTCTCAGCAAAGCTCTTCAGAGATGATGCAAAAGCCAAAAGCTCTGATACACACTGATTGCCTGTACAGTTGATGAGAGGTTCTATCTTATACGCATTGGGTCTCTTTCCTGTGTAGCCCATTAGCTTCTCAATAACACCATCTTTGAAATCATGTACATAATCATACAATCCTCCCAGAGCCTGGTGTTCTGCATAACTGGTTGTCTGCCAATGAGTTAGATGTAATTGCTCTTCAAAAAATGTAAGCTTGGCAGCAATGCTTTCCAGGCTCATTTCTCCTCCCGAAGACTTGAGCATCTCTTCAGGGAACAGGGATTTAATTGCCATTTATTTTGATTTTATATTATGTTTAAAAAATTATGTGATTGAAAAAATACTGAATCTGATACTCTTATTTCCTCTTCTGTATTAAGCTCCCAGTCGTTCCATTTTCTATCTAACAAATGTTTTTTGACAATTAGCTTCATAAGAGCTATCATCAATGCCCACTCATCATATTCATATTTACATGTTCCCTTTTCTACATCGTACAACTTTTCCCTTTCAAGATATTCCCATTGCCACTGATTACATATTTTCTTAGCTGTTTCTAAATCTTTAAACCAAAGAAACCCACTGTTAATTTTATGCCCGTGAAAATCAACAGCTTCCTGTCTAGCAATATCTGGTAAATACCATTTACCAGAATAAGGAACATACGCCACATCAACATCATTAGGAACTTGAAATTCTTCAAAAGGGTTACTTTTTAATGTAAACATGTCAGCATCCATAAATACAACAGGTCCATTTGCTTCATCTATGTAATTAGCAAAATTTGCTTTATGCCACAGTCCGTCAATTAACGAATCTTCACTAACTTTTTTATATTTATCATTAGAAGTTGTAAACACCTCAATAGATAAAGGGACAGAACGCTTTAAACGTTCTGCCTCCTTTTCATATTTAGTTCCTATTGCTACAGAAAATAAATTCATATTATACTGTTACAATGTATCCTTTAGCTGTTGCAATAGTAGGATTACATGTTGCGGAACCGGGGTTACCACTTGCGGTTATAGTACAAACAACTGACGTGGAAGGGAGTTCTGTGAAAAAATTATTTAAAGCAATAGTTGAAAGCTGTGCATTTGCTATATAAATACCGGGTTGAGTACCTTGGTCCTGTACATTATCAAGTAATTGTGCATTTCTTATTAAATTAACTTGTGTAGGATCTCCAATATTAAAAAATCTAATTCTTTGCGGATTCCCACAACCAAGGGTATCAATAGTTGTGTAAGCTGAACTAGTCGGGGAAGTCCTTGGACTTAACCCCTGAGATGTGGGACTGACACTTGTAAGTCCTGTAAAATCTGTAAGAATATTTACATTGTAGTTTTTATCAACAGGAGCTGGGAATCCAACACTAACTAGTCCTGTCCATCCAGCTGAAGCAATTTCATCTGCTGTCATATAATGCCACTCATTCCCTTTATACCAGAAACGAGTTCCAGCAGAAGCTGGTGTAGTGAAAGGATATGTATTAAGAACTGGAAGTGTGCCGTTACCAGCTAAATCAGCCACATCCTGTGCTGTAGCTTTAACAGTAGATC